TCTCAATTAAGATTGTTTTGACTGGTACAAGTACAATTGATGTTCCAAAAGTGCGTGATGTTCGTGCAATCGCATTGCCTGCTGGTGCTTAATCATGTATGCAAAAGTAATTGAACATGAAAATTTAATTCGGGATATGCATTCCAAAGCTGTTCTAAATACAGATAAAGAAGGTTTGCAAGATTATCTTCGTAAGAGAGATGTTGCCAAAAAGCAACAGGAAGAACAAATTGAAACAAAAAATCGTTTGACAAAAATAGAACAAGATATGTCGGAAATTAAAAATCTATTGCACAACCTAGTAAATCCAAGGCTCCAAGATGGCAATTAATCAATTAACAACTGCTAATACATTTCAACATTGGTTAACGGCTACTTCGTCTTTAATTTCAACTGCTAATACACTAACTGATGGTAATGGTGCGACCTTTGTTGCAAACACAAAACTTGATGTTTCTGGAACTGGTTCAACTTTAAATGTTAGAACATCTTCTGGTATTAATCAACTGTATGTCAATACTGGAAATTTATTAATTGCAAATGTTACTAGCCTTGTTGGAACTTCAAATACTGCGATTTATGCTAAGATAGAAGCTGCTGAAGCTTCAGCTTTAGCATTTTCTATTGCATTAGGTTAATATAAATAGTGAATCAATACTAAGGAATTTATTTAATGGCAAACAATTTTAAAAATTATTTTCTCAAAAACGCCACAACGACTGCTGCCAATGTCTATGTTGGCCCAGCATCAACGCAATCCACAATTATCGGTATGACAATTGGTAATACAACTGCATCTCCTATTAGTTGTAACATTACTGTAGTCTCAGCTGGCACAACTTATTTCATGCTACAAAATGCAACTGTTTCTAACGGTGGTGCATTAGTGCCTATTGGCGGTGACCAAAAATTGGTTATGGAAGCAGGAGACTATATGCAGGTTCAAACATCGGCAGTAAACTCAGCTGATGTAATCGTATCGGTTTTGGAGATATCATAAAATGTCATACCTTGGCAACGCGCCTGGTGTAGGATCATTTATCGTTTCAACCGAAAGGTTCAGCGGTACAGGTGCTTGCACACAGTTTACTATAACACAAACTGGAATTTCTGATGCTAATGCAATTGAAGTTATTGTAAGTAGTGTTCAGCAAGACCCAATAAATTCCTATTCTATTGCTAGTGGTGTAATTACATTCACTGAGGCACCACCTACTGGTACTCAAAATATTATTGTTACTTACCGTGCAACAACGGTGATAACATATAGTAATGTTCAAAGCTCTCAACTCGCAGATGGTTCAATTACTGCAACTAAGTTAGCATCTGGTGTTCTACCAACTGCAACTGCTAATTCTGCGGCTGCATATGCCAACTCTGCTTTTTTAGCAGCAAACACTCCAATTCATACTGCCAATTCAGCTGCAAGTTATGCTAATGGTGCTTTTATCCAAGCAAATGCTATCTTTACACAATCAAACACTTATGTCTGGACAACTGCCAATTCAGCTGCATCTTATGCTAACTCTGGATTCATAACAGCTAACTCAGCTGCATCATATGGAAATAGTGGATTCTTAGTTGCTAATTCATCTGCATCATATGCTAATTCAGCATTCTCTAAAGCAAATAATGCTTTAACTGCTGCTAGTAATACAGCAACTAGTGTTCAATTTGGTTCGCTTGGTGTTGGTACAGCTTCATCAGGAGTAACTGGTGAGATTCGTGCAACTGATAATATTACTGCATACTATTCCGATGACAGGTTAAAGACTCGTTTAGGCACGATTGAAAATGCACTAAATAAAGTTAGAAGTTTAACTGGTTTTTATTATCAAGCAAATGAAACTGCTCAAGCATTAGGATATACAGTTAAAAAAGAAGTTGGTTTATCAGCACAAACAATGCAGAATGTAATGCCTGAAATCGTTACTACAGCACCAATTGATGATAAATATTTGACCATTTGGTATGAAAAGACTGTGCCTTTATTAGTTGAAGCTATCAAAGAGCTTGCTGATGAATTTGATGAACTCAAGAAAAAAATAAAATAATAGAGAGTAACATATGGCATTACCAGCATCAGGTGCAATTTCTCTTAATAATGTTAATGTGGAATTAGGTTTATCGGGAACCACACTCATATCAATGAACCAAGCAACCGTTCGCACACTTTTTGGAAAAGCGAGTGGTGCTATTCGTATGAATGATGGATATGGAAAAGCAAACGAATTTACAGCAACCATTTCTTCAAATCAAACAGATTTGAATTTACGCACTTGGGCATTGGCCAATGGTTGGGGTGGATCATCAGCAGCAACAATTACTATAAATTCTAGCGTTTACGTATATTCCACAAGTACTTCAAATGCGGGTTTAGTCATTAACGGCTCTTGGCCCGGCGGCGTAACACTAATTAACAATGGGTATATACAAGGACGAGGTGGTACTGGCGGCAGCGTGAAGGACGGAACTCCTGCTATCAGTATAGGTGTTTCCGGCGTAACTATTACAAATAATAGCTACATAGGCGGCGGTGGCGGCGGCGGTGGATTTTCTGCTGCTGGCAGTGGCGGCGGAGCTGGCGGCGGTCCCGGTTCTAGTGCTTCGTACCCTCCCAGTAATCCCGGGGCAGGGGCTTATGCTGGTGGTACCGGTTCTAACGCTGGTCCTCCCGGACGGGCCCCAGATGGCAAATCTTATGTTTATGCTGGTTCTGGCGGCGGCGGCGGCGGTATTATGCCGGGTACAGGTGGCTCTGGTGGATATTCAAATAGTATATTCGGTCGCGGCGGCGGTGCCGGTGGTGGTGGCGGTGCTGATGAGGGTATTAACGCTGGTGGTGGCGGATCTTACGGTGGTGGCGGCTCCGGCGGTAGTGGCGGTAATGCTGGTAGTAGTTCCTCACAAGGCGGTGGCGCTGGCGGTGGTGGTTGGGGCGCATCTGGCGGAACCTCTAACTCCCCAGCTGGATACCCTCCCGGCGGTGCTGGTGGTAAAGGCATTGAATTAAATGGATATTCAGTAACCAGAAACGGTTCTGGAACAACTTATGGCGCAGTTTCTTAGGAGAAAATTAAATGCAAATTAAATACGCAATATTAAATCCATTAGACGGGTCTTACGCGTTTAAAGATACATATGAAGAGGCGCTAGCTGAAATAGCTGCCCGAGCTATAGATGTATATACCAATCATCATTGTCACGGTAGTCCATGTAGCTACGTAGAAGTGCAAGATGACGGGTCTGAAATATGGCGCAACAACGAAGGTGTCGTAATTCCGAACGCCGTAGAAGCAAAAGAAGAAGGTATAAGGATATTGGCTTATTTAGCCAGACCATCTAGTGAACTACCAACGGTGACTCTATGAACGGTGACTTTATGAATGGATATTCAACCACATCCGTATTACCAACGATGCCTGATGCAGCTATTGGCGTAGTAGCCAATTTGTGGTCTAAGCAAATGCACTTTAAAAAAGCTGGTGACACTGAATTTGGGCATGAGCATACATTTGACCACTTAACTTTATTGGCGACAGGCGCGCTTCGTGTAATTGTGGAAGATATACCAACTGAGTTTAAAGCCCCACAAATGATTTACATCAAAGCTGGCAAAAAACACGAGCTTGTAGCGTTAGAAGATGACACGATTGCATATTGCATCCATGCTTTGCGTGACCATGAAGGCAATCTGCTTGACCCCTCAATGATTCCAGCAGGCATAAACAAAAGCAATGTTTGGGATACTGCCTTGCCTTTGGTTGACCCGCGTATTTTTAATAAACATCTTTGACTATTACTGATGCGGCTTGAACGTTATAAAAACTTTTTATTACCAGATGAATGTAATCTTTTAAATCAATGGGTTGATGAGGGTGTAGAAAAAAAATGGTTAGATGTTGGTATATCTAGAGGATATCATCAATATGATAAAAGACTTACAAATCGTATGTATGGTAACAGGTTTGAGTTCCCTCAAAACATTTTAGATATATCCAATCGTATTCGTAAATTCTGCGGCATAGATTCATATGGTTTAATTGAAGGTCATGGTAGAGATGGTATAGTTGTTTCTTGCACATTTCCTGGTGGAGATGTATATGAACACCAGGATCCAAAATCTGAAAATGGTTTATCGGCTCTTAGATGTAATGTGATGACTCGTGATTCTGATGCTGGTGGAAAATTATATGTTGGTGGAGAACACATAGATATAGAAGTTGGTGAATTGCATTGCTATTTGGCGTCAGATTTCAGACACTCCGTAACTGAAGTAGAAGGTAATACCAGTCGTGTTCTTTGGATGTTTGGTGCTCATGTACCATTTGAAGATTGGGAATCAGGTAAAATTAAAATAAACAGTATTAAACCGAACTAAATAAACAAATGGCACTCAATAGAATAATCGCAGACTCAATCGCAGACGGCACAGTTATTGCCGCTGATATTGCAGATGGTACAATTACATTAGCAAAATTGCAGAGTGGTCTGTTACCGCCTGCAATCGCAAACTCAGCCGCAGTATATGCTAATGCAGCCTTTGCAACAGCGAATACAGTATCATCTGCAAGTTCATATGCTAATGCAGCCTTTGCTACCGCTAATACAGTAACATCAGCAGGTTCATATGCTAACTCAGGATTTGCAGTAGCTAACTCAGCTGCATCATATGCCAACTCAGCCTTCTCTAAGGCCAATAATGCTTTAACAGCTGCCTCCAATACTTCTACCAGTGTTCAATTTGGTTCGCTTGGTATAGGCACAGCTGCATCAGGAACATCTGGTGAGATTCGTGCCACAAACGAAGTCACAGCATACTATTCTTCTGATGCTAGGTTAAAAGAAAATGTTCAAACTATTGAAAATGCTTTGAATAAACTCCGTCAATTGAATGGAGTTATGTTTGATTGGACAGAAGAAGTTATATTGCAAAGAGGTGGAGAAGACGGTTATTTTGTTCGTAAACATGATACTGGTCTTATCGCTCAACAAGTAGAAGAAGTTTTACCAGAAGTAGTTGCTGACAGACAAGATGGTTACAAAGCAATTAAATATGAAAAAATGGCTGGTTTAATTATTCAAGGTATTAATGAATTAGGTGAAGAAATAAAAACAATAAAAGAAAGATTGGCACGCCATGGCATTACCTAGTTCCGGTGCGTTAAAGCTTAGTGATGTTAATGTTGAATTAGGTCTTGGTTCTACCACACAAAGGGGTTTAGGCCAAGCATCTACAAGAACACTATATGGTGTCGCATCTGGTGCAATACGACTTGCAGCTGATGGGTATGGAAAAGCAAACGAATTTACTTTTTCAATAACATCTAATATAACAGATGCGAATCTTAGAACTTTGGCTCTTGCAGCTGGTTGGGGTGGAGCAAGTAAAGTAGTAGCAACAGTTAACTCTGGCGTTTATGTTTACGCTACAAGTACAGGTAATGCTGGACTAACTATTAACGGTGCTTGGCCCGGTGGCGTACAGCTCGTTAACAACGGCTACATAATTGGTAAAGGCGGTGATGGTAAAGAAAGTTGGCCAGTTGTTGGCCTAGCAGGCGGGCCAGCTATATCTCTAGGAGTTAACACAACTATTACAAATAATAGTGGGGCGTATATTGCTGGAGGCGGAGGTAGTGGAGGCGGTTCAGATGGAGGTAATCAACCGGGTGGCGGAGGAGGAGGAGCTGGCGGAGGTAATGGAGGTAATGCAGGCTGGGGCGGCGGTGCTGGCGGTGGCCCCGGAGCTTCTGGCTCAAACGGCGGTTCTGGTGGTGTACCTTCGGGTAAATCTTCATACGCATCTGGTGATGGGGGTGGTGGTGGTCGTATTCTTCCCGGTACCGGAGGCAGTGGTGGTAGTAGACCTTCAACAAACGGAAAAGGTGGTGGTGCTGGCGGTGGCGGCCAGTGTTCAAATGTCCCAGGCAACAACGGCGGCGGAGGTGGCAGCGGCGGTTCTGTCGGCAGTACCGCTACTGGTGATTACTCTGGTGGCGGTGGCGGTGGCTGGGGAGCAGCTGGTGGCAATGCAATAAGAGGCGGTTTCGCCGGCGGTGCTGGCGGTAAAGCAATAGAACTAAATGGATATACTGCAACTCAAACCAACTCAGGAACAATCTATGGTACTGTCGGTTAATTAAATAAAGAAAGAAAAATTTATGACTATTAAATATGCTTATTGTCATCCAGAAACAAGAGAATATTTGTATGTAGAAACTCGTGAAGAGTTGCAAAATGTTTTAGCTAATAATGCAGCACAAATTTATGTTTCACACTATTGTAATGGAGAACCATATACCATTGTAGAAACTGACGATAACGGAATGGAAAAATGGTACACACCAACAGGTGAGCAAAGAATGACCGCTCAAGATATAGAAATGAATATTAAAAGTATTCAATCTTTTAGAGATGCAGGTCAAATTCCTGTATCCATTACCTAATGGACGCTCCAGTAACAACAATGGTTTGCGTTAGTAACTTATGGGTGCGAATGATGCACTTTGTAAAAGCGGGCGACCGTAATGATGGGCATGAACACAACTATGACCATATTACTCTTTTATCTAAAGGAAAAGTTGCAGTTAGTGTTAATGAACAAATAACAGAATTTACTGCACCTCATATGATTTTTATTGCAGCAGGAAAAAAACATTATATTACTGCTCTAGAAGATGATACGATAGCGTCTTGTTTACATGCACTTAAACCTGACCAAGCCGAACAAATTATTGACCCAATGATGATTCCAAAAGGCTTATGAAAATAAGTATTAAACCGAACTAAATAAACACATGTCATATATTGGAAACACTCAAACATCAATACCGTTTATCGCAGATTCATTCTCTGGTAATGCTTCAACGACCTCATTTTCTCCTTTAACAAGAGCACCTGCAGGCACAGCATCTATTGCGGTATTCGTATCTGGTGCATATCAAGCACCAAGCACTTACTCATTAGTCGGTACAACAATCACATTCGGTTCCGCACCCGCAAGTGGTGTGGGAAACATTATTGTTTTGCATCTTGGCAATGGTTCTACAACTCAAGTACCATCAGATGGCTCAGTTACATTACTTAAATTATCTGGCGATACTTACGGATATATCAATACAGCATTTACAGCTGCTAACACTCCAAGTTATACTGCGAACTCAGCTGCCAGTTATGCTAACTCTGCATTTTCAACAGCTAACTCTGCATTTGCCACAGCGAATACAATAACATCAGCTAGTTCATATGCCAACTCAGCTTTCTCTAAAGCCAATACCGCATTAACTCCATCTTCTAATACCACCACTAATGTCCAGTTCGGTTCATTTGGTGTTGGTACGGCTGCATCAGGAACAACTGGTGAGATTCGTGCCACAGGTGATATTACAGCTTCTTATTCTGATGATAGATTAAAAAATAGATTAGGTACAATTGAAAATGCTTTGGATAAAGTTAAAAACCTAACTGGATTTTACTATGAAGCAAACGATTTGGCACAGTCACTAGGTTATACAGTCAAAAGAGAAGTCGGTTTATCTGCACAAGATATGCAAAAACAATTTCCAGAAATCGTTACCACAGCACCAATTGATGATAAATACTTAACTATATGGTATGAAAAAACCGCACCATTATTGGTTGAAGCTATTAAAGAGCTTGCAAGAGAAGTTGAAGAAATCAAAAAAACTATAAACTTCAAATAGAAAGAATAGAATAAAATGGGAACAAAAACGGGACTTAATGGAATAACATTCGGAGATGCAACCGTACAAAATACGGCAGCTGTGACTGGTGTATCAAGTGCAGTAGCTGGTTCAGGCATTTCTGTAAGTGGTGCAACTGGTGCAGTCACTTTCACAAACTCAGGTGTAACCTCAATCGTTGCTGGTTCAGGTATTAGCATTAGCGGTGGAACTGGTGCGGTTACTGTTACAGCATCAGGCGGTGGCACAGTTACTTCAGTAGCAACAGGCAATGGATTGTCTGGTGGAACTATTACATCAAGCGGGACATTAGTTGTTGCTGCCCCCGCATGGAATTCAGTAGGGAGTTATGTTTTTGGTGGTTTACGAAGAGATGGCACAGCATCAACTTCGTATGATACTAATGTTTCTGCTGGTTCTGGTAATGGTCAACTTCAAGCATCACAGTCTGCATTGCACGATTTTTCTTGTTATGGAAGATTGCATAAGTTTGGTGAGACTAATTACAATGTTTTATCTGGAACTTGGAAAACTTTAAATGGTACAACAGGTGGTACTGTTTATGGTACAAGTATTTTAATGTGTTTAGCGGTTCGTGTTTCTTAGAAAGGAAAAAATATGTTAACACTTAAATATGCAAAAGACCCAATTTGGAATAGTGATGATGGGCAACAAATATTCTTAATTGTTAAATGGGAAGAATTTAACGAAGAACACCCATTTAATGCAACATCATTTGACTCAATGCCCTATGGTGTTGATTTATACAATAGAGCAAAGGCTGGTGAATTTGGCGCTATTGCCGCTTATGTGCCACCACCAGAGCCAGAACCACAACCAGTTACAACAGGCTCTCAAACGCTATGACCTATGGCGTATATCCAAACTCATCTCCTGAGTTTCGTATGGTTCACAAAGCCGACGGAACAATGGCTATGCAAGTTAGATATATTAACGCGCCTATGGGTTACACAGGTAAATGGATGGATGTAAAAACGGAAACAGAAAATGATAAAAACAATCTTTCCAAAGCACAGTGTCACATATGATGGTGCAACTATGTATGTGTACCATGCCAACAAAGGCGAAGGTTTGCCAAAGCATGAACACACATACTCACACCTAACCATTTGTCATGCTGGAAGTTGCGCCATTCGCAAAGAAGGCATTGAGAAGATAGTAGACAAGAACACCCAACCTATAAATCTCAAGGCGGCTGAGTGGCATGAGATTGAAGCCTTGGAAGATGGAACTGTTTTTGTCAACGTCTTTGCCGAAAATAAGTATTAAATAATTTCACCAATCAAATACAAGCCACCTTCGGGTGGTTTTTTTTATTTCAACTAACTCCTACTTTGACTAAATAGACTATAAATAAAAATATTTTTAAGGAGAATTAAAATTTCAGCCTTTACAGAACTTCTTATAGAACAAGGTGCAACTTTCTCCACCACAGTCAATGTAGTAGACACAGCAGGAGCTGCTGTTAACCTCTACGGATATTCTGCATCCTCTCAAATGCGTAAATCGTTCTACGCTACATCAAGCACAATAATTACTTCCACCGTTACAGGCAATGCTAA